GTGCCCTCACGGCCAGCAATCTTGCCTTTTGGGCAATGGTCAACTAACTGTCATCTACTGACAAAGCAGTCCCCCGGTCAGCTTCTGCGAGAGGCTGGGTCCGGGGGCTACGTCACCGACTGTACCCCGTCGCAGTGCGGGGAGCAACGGTGAATCGCCACGCCGGCATAGCTGATCCACACCGCTGTGACCGGGGGTTATCATCCGCTCATGAGCGAACAGGTGAAGATCCTCCGGACTCGGTGGGTAGCCATCGACTCGGTAGCCGCTCACCCTGAGAACGCTCGCAAATCGGACACCGACAGCATCCGCCGGTCCCTGGAGGACCACGCGCAGTACGCCCCGATCGTGGTGCACGAGGCCAGCAGGAACGTGATTGTGCACAACCACGTGTGGATGATTGCCAAAGAGCTGGGCCACAAGAAGATCTACGCCACGTTCGTGGACTGCTCGGACGAGAAGGCGCGAGCCGTGCTGGCGGTGGACAACCGGACATCCGACGTGGCCACCTACGACGAGACAGCGCTGATCGCCCTGCTGGAGAGTCTGGACGCGACCGATTCCCTGGGGCAGGCCGGCTATGGCCTGGAGGATCTGGACGACCTGCGGGCGCGGCTGGAGGAAGTGGACGAGCTGGAGGTGCCGGGCGAGGTGTCCCGCGACCGGCCGGCGCGCACCCTGGACGAACAGCACGCGGACTACGCGGAGTCCGGCGTGCGCTCGATCGTGGTCATGCTGAGCAGCGAGGCGTACGTCAAGCTGGTAGCCCACCTGGACCAGATCCAGGCGCATTTCCAGACCGCGAACTACTCGGACACCGTGGCCGCGCTGGCGGCCGACTACGTGAAGCAGGTGCTGTGAAGACGCTGGAGCTGCCGCGCCTGATCGAGCGCGCCGAGGCACGGTCCGCGCTCGTCGGCTCGCGCGTGGCCAGCCTGACGCCCACGGTCACCGAGGACACCCTGATCGTGGACGCGGACAGCGGCGAGCCGGTGGCCTACTACGCGCCACTGGGGTCGGTCGATTGCCGGGACCTTCGCTGGGCTGTGCGGTCGATCAAGGATTTCAACGGGGTCAACCGGTCCCGCTCGGGTTATCGCACGTATTCCGCGACGTTCGGCACGGCGCCACGCAAGCCCGTGTTCCAGCGCGGTCTCAGGACGAGTCGCAGGCGATCCTGCCGGACTGGCGACTCACGCCCGAGACGCTGTGGACCTCCGGCGTGATCAACCGGACGGTGGCGATGCCGTACCACACGGACACCTCGAACTACGACGTGTGGTCAGCGATGCCGGTGGTACGTCGCGGCGTGCGCGGTGGCCACCTGCACATCCCGGAGTACGGCGTGGTGCTGGAGTGCCGCGACTCGTGGTGCTCGTGGTTCCCTGGCCACAGGCTGGTGCACGGCGTGACGCCGATGCGGGTGACCGACCCGGACGCCTATCGCTACTCGGTGGTGTTCTACGCCCTGCGGGGGATAAAGGACTGCGCCACGGCCGCCATGGAGACCGCCTACGCGCAGGGCAAGCGCACCAACCGGGAGCGCGCCTACGCGGCCGACCTCGCGAAGGGGCTGACACAGTGATCATGCAGACCCCGATGGTGGAGACCTACCGGCGCTGGCACTGGATGCAGCGCGATACGCAGGACATCGACCCCGTGTACCCGGTGCTGCGCGAGCTGACCCGGAGCTGGACGCACGAGGAACGGGCGTGGCTGGTGCTGCTGCACGTCGGCTACTACCACCTGGGCTCCGCGCTGCGGGCGTTCGACGCATACCCGGCGCCCGACCGGGGCCTGGTGACGAAGGTCGGCCGGTTGCCGTGCGCCACGGAGCGGCGAGGGCACCGCAACCCGATCGCCCTGGCCCGGCACTGGCTGAGCGTGCTGGACGCGATCGAGCATTGGGGTAGCGCGTACGCCCTGCTGTGTGCGCCGTCCTGGGCCGAACTGACCGACCGGCTCACCGGTATCCACGGCAACGGCCGCTGGGCCGCGTACAAAGCAGCGGAGATGGCGCAGAAGGTGCTGGACGTGCCGGTCACCGTGCCGGACGCGGCGCACGCGGACAGCTCCGGTCCACGCAAGGGCTTGTCGCTCGTCCTCGGTCCACAGCCTGTGGACAACAGTGTGGATACGATTCGCCAACTGGACACATTGACGACAGAACTGGCACACGATCTCCGCGAGACCGACCTGGGATACGTGGAGACCAGCCTGTGCGACTTCCACAGCCTGGCCGAAGGCCGGTACTACCTCGGGCACGACATTGATCAGATGCTGGGCCAGCTTTACGAGGTGCCCACGATCTCGACTTCACCAGCGCTGCTGGCCCGCCGGCACAGCCTGCCGGACGCCTACCTGGGCGAGGTCCACGGCTGGCGGGGGATCTGGCCCGACCGGCGACAGGTGTTCGCACGCAGCGGCTACATCATGGAGAGGTACGCATGATCATCGTGGTGGGTAACGGCATCGCAGGGTCCTGCCTGTCGCGGCACCTGACGGACCGAGGGTTGCGGCACCTCGTGGTGTCGGCCGGCGCACCGGACTCGATGGCGGCGGCGGCACTGCTGCGGCGTGGCTACCACCACGGCGACGAGCTGGCCCTGTTCGACCGGTCGCTGGAGCTGTTCAAGACGTGGGGCGTGGACGTGCAGTCCGGCGGCTGGGTCACCAACTACCGCAAGCCGGGCAAGCGTCCGCACGAGGAAGCCGACTGGCACATCCTGGACCCGCGTGCCCCGCTGGTATCGGCCGACGTGCAGGCGTTCGCGGTTCGCCACGACCAGGGCGTGCTGGTGGGCGATCCGACCGACGCGGAGCTGATCAAGGCTGACCGGGTGTTCTGGGCGACCGGTGCCGTAGACGCGACCGGCATCACGCACGGCGTGACGTGGACGCACCCGGACCCCGCCGTGCTGACCTCGCCCGGCCGGCTGCGGCTGCACCACTACGCGCCGTACAAAACGATCGTGGCCGCTCGCGTCGGTGGCGTCGCTCGTCTGGGCAGCTCGTCAGCGAAGTCGGCCAACACGGCGTTGACGCAAGCCGAGCGGATGTTGGCCACCGCAGCCGAGGTCGGCATGATCCGCAGTCTTCAGGGCTGGAGGGCGGTGACCGGCCTGCGGTGCAAGGGCACCAACGAGACACCGGCCGGCATCCACTTCGGCATCGTCGGGTTCCACCGGACCGGCTACGCGATCGCTCCGGCGGCCACCGAGCGATTCGTGGAGCGTGCACTGTGACCAGGTTGATCTACCTCGTGGGCGAGCCGGGCGTGGGCAAGTCATGGCTGTTCACCGAGCTGACGAAGGCGTTCGAGCGGACGGCGATGCCGACCCCAGCACCGCGCCGGGAGTTCCTGCTGAGCCCGGACCGCAGCACGATCGTCGGCGTGGAGCTGGGCGCGCGAGCCGGCAAGCACCACGCCGGCTACCCAGGCACCGACGCGCTGCCAATGAACGCGATCATCGCCGCTGAGCAGTACCTGGTCTCAGGGACCGCGCAGCGCGAGACCCCGCTGATCCTGGCCGAAGGCGCGCGACTGGCCGTGCGCCGATTCCTGGACGCGGCGCTCACGGCGCGCATCGACACCCACGTGGTGCTCGTGACCGACCCGGAGCGAGCCGCCAAGCAGCGGGCCGACCGAGGATCGGCACAGAACCCGAGCTGGGTGCGCGGCGCTACCACGCGGGCGATCCGGTTCTACGGCTACGCGGTCGCCTCGGGCGTGAACACGTCGGCCTACGCATCCCTGCCGCCGGCTGAAGTGCTGGCCGGGCTGGCGGACCTGATCCGGTAGCGCGCGAGTCCAGCACCGGTCGCGCGAACGGAGGTGAGCCTGATGCCGACCCGCAAAGCGGCCAAGCCACGCCAGGTGGCCGGCGCCACCACGTCCGCCACGGTGGTCGCCCTGGATGTGACGTTGGGCGCGAAGCTCGTGGAGCTGGTGGCGTCCGGGCTGACCGTGACCAAAGCAGCCGAGACGCTGAAGATCACCCGCAAGCACGCCTCGGACCTGTTCAACCGCGAGCTGGCGGACATCCTGGCCGAGACCAACGAGCAGCGACAGTTGCTGTTGGCTCGCGAGCTGGAGACCCTGCGGTTGCTCAAGCGCGCCTGGATGGGCAAGGCGCTGTCCGGCGACTACCAGGCCGCTCGGGTCATCTTGCAGGTCGGTGACCGTGTGGCGAACCTGCTGGGTCTCAACGCGGCGATCCAGGTGGAGATCAGCAACAAGCGGATCGATGAGACCGTGGCCGGCGTGCTGGCGCTGTTGGACTCGGCCAACGACGTGCCGATGATCCTGGACTCGGAGGACGTTGGATGACGGCCGCGCTGGACGCGGAAGTCCGAGCACGGCTTGATCGACTCAATGCCGCAGAGCGGCGACTGGTCGAGATCCGGCTGGAACGCATCCTGAAGCGGCGCAACGCTGTGCAGTTGTTCCGCTCGCCCGGCCACCTGGCGAAGTTCGCCAACCCGGAAGTCCGGCAGACGGACATGATGGTGGCCCTGGACAAGGCGGTGCTGGCTGCCGAGGCCGGTATGCAGCGTCGTTGGATCATCTCCACGCCACCGCAGGAGGGCAAGACGCTGCGACTGGGCACGGCCGCGCCACTGTGGTTCCTGCTGCGCGATCCGTCCCGGCGCATCGTGGTGGCCAGTTACGAGCAGAACCTGGCCAGCCGGTCCACGCTGGCCGTGCGCCAGCTCGTGGAGACCTACGGCGGTGGGTACAAGGGCGAGAACCGGCACGGCGCTGAAGATCACTTCGGGCTGGTGCTGGACCCGGACAAGGCACAGCAGACCAACTGGCAATTCGCGGACGTGCCCGGCCGCATCAACGGCGGCATGACGGCGGTGGGTGTCGGCTCCGCGTTCACCGGCCGGTCAGCGGACATCCTGGTCATTGACGACGCGGTGAAGGACGCCAAGGCGGCCGACTCGCCGCAGCAGCGCAAGGTCATCTGGGACTGGTTCCGCGCCGTGGCCACGACCCGTCTCGCCGGCAACGCGATCATCATCGTGATCGGTACCCGCTGGCACGAGGACGACCTGATCGGCCGACTGATGCGGCGAGACGACGCGGAACCGACCCAGTTGTGGTCCCGGCTGGTGATCCGGGCGCAGGCCGAGAGTGACGATCCGCTGGGCCGTGTTCCGGGCGAGTACCTGGTCAGCGCCCGCAAGGAGGGACGCGACTGGCACCAGATCCGCCGTGACGTGGGTGAGCGCTGGTGGGCCGCGCTGTACCAGGGTCGGCCGGCGCCCGAGGCCGGTGGCGTGTTCAAGCAGGAGTGGTTCGATCGGCACCGCCGGACCACCGCGCCGGAGCTGACCACCACGAAGGTGTTCGTGGACCCGGCCGACAACGAAGGCGACGGCGACGAGGCCGGCGTGATGTGTGCCGGCAAGGGCGTGGACGAGCGCTACTACCTGCTGGCCGACCGGTCGGAGACGATGACCAGCCAACGCTGGTTGCGGGTGGCCTTCCTGGTCGCGCTGGAGTTCGGCGCCGAGGAAGTGGCGTACGAGCAGTCGCTGTCCGGGCTGAAGCGGACCGCCCGGCAGGTGTGGAAGGACATTGCCCGTGAGGCGCGCAAGCTGCACGAGCTGTGGAAGGCGCTACCCCGCCAGCCGTGGTCCCGGCACGCCGACCCGGCC